GCTGAAGTAGAATAACCTATCCTATTTCCAATTGATTTTCGAAAAGGTTCAGGTTGAGCCCATCCTATATCAACTGTAAAATCTTTCTCGGTTGCAATATCATGAATTGTAGTATAATGAGTATTGTATTCAGGGTCTATCACACCACCTTTGGGATCATAAACTAAGCGAATGCGCCCTCGATGATAATTTGAAGCAACAATCTGAAATCTAAATCTCATTGTGCCTCTCCAATAATCGAAAGGTAAAACGGCAGCTGCACAAGCGGTCAAATGCCGCTCAACTCCGTTATATCGCGTCTGCTCAGGATCCACATAAATCTGAAACAAAGTTTGATCAATGGTGTCTGATTGTAACCAATTGAAACTGGTCAGGAAGGATTCCCGGCCAGCAATCGAGGCAATGGGTAACTCATCTGTGGGTGCTATTCCTGTTGTGGCAGGATCTAAAGTAATCTCCTGCTTGCTATCAACACTGAGTTTATTGGTGGGATATTTAGTGTCCACCACCGCTAAAGAAGATCTGGGGCTAGGAACCATCACAGAATAGTCCAAATTCGTAGGACTCGAATAACCAAAAATTTTGGCAATCGATGCAATGGCACCAGCTCCTATCTCTGTGGCCTTAGCGAATGGTCCTATACCAGGAACATTTGCCAAAGCTCCAGCATATCGAGCAACGTTACTAGCTGGGCGAGAGATCACATTTTCATTGTGCTCATCGCCCATCTCTGGTACACCCATCTCTGGAACGAAACCAGTTGGAATAGCATAAGAAACATTTTCAGCCCACGCAAAAATTGAAATAGTTACGGGATTTGTTCCCCCGTTTGCGTGTCTCAAAACTCCTATTGAGGACAAAACACATTCTCCCATTTCTCTCCATTCGTTATCTGGAATGACCCAAGCGTTTCGAGGCCAGAAGAAAGGCAACTCCAAAGATCCACCTTGACTCTCCGTGGGATTCACAAAAACCTTCATCCTCTGGGATAGTCGAACAACATCTTCACTTACAAAAGATCTGTATCTGCTATATGAAAAATTGTCCAAAGGTGCCAATGGCTCGTAACCCAAAATGGCACGACCAAAATAAAAAGCGTTACCGTTCACTACTAGTTTCAAATGGAGGGTACACTTGAGAAGAAAATAGTTCCTAATCTTCTCTGCATTCCTCGGATTTTCCCAAAAGAGCTCCCAAGGGTTAAAGCGAGCGAACAAACCAGTGTCAACTGTCCACTCTGTTTGAAATATTCGCACCGGTCGTGAAAAGAAATTATTAAGATCCGCGTCGTGTACGAAACCCAACTCGCGAGTCGGATCCATAACGGCTCCACGCGTATCTTTTTGACCAGGTGCATTGTCTTTAAATGACATGTTCTGTGTGCTGATTTCAGCGTCTCCAGCCATGCCTGAACTGAAGATCTTATGTGTATTATTTTTATTGCTTTCGGGCTACTATGTACAAATGCCAAGACAGCCCAGTCTCGACAAAAAGAGCGTGTTCACCGTATGGAGCCTAAACAAGTATTGCTCGACACACTCATTGGTATCCACACACACGATGCGGCTTTGCTTCCCCTTAGGTCCCAGGCACTACTGGAATCGGCTTTTCAAGACATCCGACAGGTCGGGGTGCGGGGCTCTAACCCGCGTATTTTTCTTTCCAAAGCTCAACCTTCTCTATATAAGAAACGTCGAGCTCTTTACACCAAATGAGACAATCATTTGCTACCAACTTTAACCTGGTCCGGAGCCACTCATAAAAAGTTTCCCCATGTAGAAAAGCCTCGTGGAGCATAGTTTGAATGGTAGCAATTGCCAAATCCTCTGGTTCCCCTTGACCATGACTCATATGGGCCATCTTGTAGATCGATTTAACGTCGAGAGCACCTACGCGAATTCCAAGTTCTGCGTGGTAAACACTCTTACGTTTCAAAAAATCCACAAGTTCAGCCTCTATTGTCTCTGCGTCAGATCCATCCTTGCGTGCATTCGTAAATCCCATTCCAATAAAATCAAAATACTTCTTCCTTGTAGAAAATTGGGTCAATTCACGCACTTCCGGTTTAGATCCAGCATGGCCGTCATCTCCATAAGTCCCGGTGTGTTCATTCTCTTGATACGTACCAAGTTCGTAGAATTTATCACCAAGCATTTGAGTGCCATTCCAATGAAATGAAATTCTCTGATGAAGAGAATTCTCCGTGCTATTTCCATAAACAGTCATACTGTTCCCGGAACACCACAAGAACAAAAACATGATAGTTCCGTTCCAATTGACCAAAGGATTTCTAAGTTCCTCTCCAATAGCATGCATGCGTTGAAGAGACTGCGGTTTATACCGCATTTGCTCTCCAACAGATTCATAAAGATTCAAGGAGGTGCACATAACGTCCATAGGGCGGCATAAATCATAACCGCTAAAATCCCAATCGTTTAGCTGTGCGTCAGTAGCTAATTTGGTAATGTGAGAGACAAGAGCTTCCCACTCTGGTCCAGCACAATTAAGCCCTACCATGCATTCACTCTCAAGTGGATTCCGAGAAATGAACTCAGCGATTGGCAAATAATACATACGACAAGCCAAACCAAACAGACATTCAAGTATATAAAAGATTCTAACCTTTTCAGAATCTTCTTCCACCACCTCGTCTTTAAGGCACGTTCGCACATACACTCCCACACGTTCGCCACGATCAAAAGCTGCGAGCATATCACCAAAATAATTTTGAGCTTCACTCGACAACTCATATCGTTTCCGTCCATCCTCATATGGAGCAATCTCGACAAATAATCCACTATCAAGTTTGCTACCATTAGGAATCCCAGCTGAAGTACTCATATCAAACCTTTTCATGTACCGTGA